TTCGCCCTTGTCGCCTTGGTCGCCCTTGGCACCAGCCTTTCCCTGGGGTCCATCCTCGCCCGTGTCGCCCTTCTCACCGTCCTGGCCATCGGTGCCGTGTAGGCCATTGGTGCCGTCTACGCCGTCCTGCCCTGGGATACCGCGGGTGCCAGCAAACCCCTGCTTGCCATCTAGTCCGGCGTCGCCCCTTTCGCCTTGGTCGCCCTTGGGTCCAACCGGCCCTGCCTTGCCATCGGCGCCATCGGCGCCTGGAGCGCCACGGGTGCCCGTGAGCCCTTGCTTGCCCTGTGCGCCATCGGTGCCTGGCTTTCCGTCTTTGCCGTCCTTGCCAGGTAAGCCTCGAGGCCCCTGCTCACCCTTTGGACCGTCCGCTCCCGGCGCGCCGCGGGTACCAGGAAACCCTTGCTTACCGCTGGGGCCTTCTGGCCCTTGGTCGCCCTTGGCTCCGGTCAATAGGTCGGTGCGGCGCTTGAACTTACTCATCGTCACCCGCTACGATGGCAACTTCTTTGCCGTCGCTTTCGATGTACGCGATCCCGTCCTCCACCCACATGCGTGGGCTGTCCTGTTCCTGGGCTGGCTCTGTCTCCGCTTCTGCGGGCGGCGTGGCTTCCATTGGATCGGGCGGGTTGAGTAGCCGCTCTGTCCGTAGCTCCTCGAGCTCCCGCAGTAGCTTCTTGTCCACCTTGGGAAAGAAGCCGGGCTGTTCCGTGCGGCTCAGAGCCACCTGTTCAGGCGTGAGCACTTGGGCTGCGATGTAGGCAGCGTCGGTGGCTCCGATCTGCTGGTACTCGTTCACGAGCTCTTGCCGCGATGGCGTCTCCACAGCCGGGAAGATTACCTTCAAATCCTCCGGCGCTTTGCTGAGCGGGGAGTCAGGCTGTGCCAAGAGCCAGCCGTAAATGTCCCTGATGGCAGGCCCTAGCACCAGGCTTTGCTCACTCGCCACTTGCTGATTCCAGTTTTCGAGGTCGCTTTTCCCGGTTGCGTTCTGTCCTGACGGCTGGCGGCCGAATAGCAGCGTCACAGGTTGGCCACTTGCACCCGCTACGCGCACCATTGCAATGTCCACGACGTTACTCGCCTCGTTCAGGCTGGCTTCCACTCGCTCAAACGTCTCGTCCATGTCGAGGATGACGGCCTTGTAGGCGCCCTTCGCGGTGTTGATCAACTCAAACCGTTTGGCCAGTAGTTCGCCGTTCTCGCTTGCCAGTAGATCGAGGAGCGCTTTGACTTTGTAGACTGGGATCGAAGACTCAGCCAGCGTGGCGAGCACGCTGTCAAAGCTAGAGTCAAACTTGAGAAGCAGGTCATAGATGCGATGAAGTACAGACTTGCCCCAACCACGGTCCCGAATCATTTGCGCGTCCGTAGTTTTGATGCCGTAGAAGGGGACAACGCGGCTTTCGTGCATCAGCACATGGGACTCTGCGTTCTCGCCTTGACCAAGCCTGAGCTGAGCGTGTCGATATATCTCTACCTCACCGTAGCCTTGCTTCGATGGGTCATCATAGAACCACTGGCCTTGTAAGCGATGGCTCGGAACAGCGCGCAGAAACTCCACCGGGCCGCCAGGAATGGCAGGGCTCTCTAGGTTGCCGTCAATGCCCATGACAACACCGCCGCCGCCAAAGAGACGGGAGTAGATGCGGGCCTCGCCCACCTCCATCGTCACATCGTAGGTAGACTCCGCCCAGTCGCGCACGTCCCGGCGCTCTTCGTCCGTGGCACCCGACCAGTCGAGTTCATAGCCAGAGCGGAGAGCGTCACGGACAATGCGCTCCACGATGGCAGCGGCCAAGTCGTGATTGGCGAAAAGCTCCTCGAGCGTCTGCGTCTCCAGCTCGCTGCCTGCGCTGAATCTGTAGGATGTGAATTTGTCGGATGAGTACCCGGCGCCAGTCACTGCACTGATGAACCCGTCAATGTTTCGGACGATGCGATCGTCACGTGAGGGGCCGCCGCCTGGTAGCTTAGTCACTGGGTCTGTCATGGCCTGATCCTCGCTGCCATTTTATCGGCAAACATAAACGCACCGTAAAGGTCAAAGGGTTTGTCGCCCGTGATCCAGGCCAAGTATTGTGTTGTAGCATCCACGCAGTCATCATGGCGCATGGCCGGAAATCCGGTGAGCTCTTTGATATAGTCAGGCATCCAGGGAGCCGCACGGGGAAAGCGAATGTCGCCACGGTCGAACAGGTAGCTTACCGTGGCTGCCCGAGCTTCTTTGCTGGAGCGTCCCGTCTTGAACTCAAACACCCTCTCCACGCCCGCCTCCTCCAGTATCTCCAGAACTGCGAAACCGCTAGCGCTCTTCTCGATGAGGCAGTTGGCTCGTGGGTAGTACCGGAGAACGTCCAGAATAGTCCGAGCCGTTTCCACAAAGCCCATCTGCTTTCGGATTTGGTCCACCAAATAATGCTTGCCATCGCTGAGCCCACGCGCCCACACCTGAAGGACAGCATAGTCGCTGGTGCGCTCTCCGGTGAAGGTCAGGTCACAGCTTACCGTATACTGGACAACCTTAGGGAGCGTGTCGTATCGTCCCTCGAAATGTTCAGTCTTGAAAATCTCACCGTCTGTGCTGACGGGTTGCTGCTCAAGTTGTGCTTCTGCGATCCTGGGATCTGCGAAGTGCTCTTTGAGGCGATTCAGGTCCTCGAGAGTTGTACGCTGGGGACTGAGGATCTCGCCAGCCGTCTCGCGCCAGTCGTCGCCAACCACCGTGGTGCAGTGACGTTCTGGGTCGTAGTGCATCGGCAAACAGACGTGCGTATACTTCTCTCCGCTATCGAGGACATATGCGCTGAGGTCACGCTGGGAAATGCGCTGCTGGACGATGCAAATCTTGCTTGAGCCAATGGAGCTAAAACGGGTGGGCAGTGTTTCCCTGTACCAGCGATTTACTTCTTCCGAGTCGTTGATCGTATCGTCAGGTCGGTCGGGGTCGTCGAGAACTATCAGGCCGCCGAGCTTTCCTCTGGCGTGCATACCTGTCACCTGCTGCCGCACGGTGATGGCGGCACGGCCCCCGCCGTCTGAGTTGCTGAAGCGGTCCACCTTCTTGGCGTCGTCCATGATCTTCACGGGCCACCGCTCCTGGTACCACTCTGACTGAATCAGTTGGCGGGCCTTCCTGCTCATGTCCCGCGCTAGCTGTATGTCCTTGTGGGCATAGATGACGTAACTGTCAGGCGAGATGGTCCAGAGGTACGGCAGCGACATGACAACGCAAATCATGCTCTTGCTGTGGCCAGGCGGGATATTGATCAACAGCCGCCGGCTATCGAGCGTTCCCGTCATCAATGCTTCCATGTGGTCGCAGAGATACTTGACGTACTTCTCTTTAATCAACGGAGTCGGATCGATGTGCGGCCACGCCTGACAGAAGAAGTCATAGTAGCCGCCCGGCTCCGCAGCCAGGTCGCGCTCGAGCTCTACGAGAAGACTACTCGCCAGCTTGTTCGTTAGTTGATTCGACATCGATCGTGGGCAAGTCCGACAGCAGCCGCTTCACGTCGTCATCCGTGCCGCCGTCGTTGTCTGCTAGCGTAGCCTTCAGCATGGTGTGAAGGATGCGCTTCTGTGTGTGGCTCAGCACCTTCAAATCAAAGTTGGTGCGGTTGTCAACCATCGTATGGACTGACACTTGGTCCCCATACTCTTTGCGAAAGTGCTTCTTGAGCAAGAACTCGTTGGCTCGTAGCTTGGCGTTGGCTGCTCGTGGATCGTCGAGCTCTGCCACGTCCTCGACATTGCCAAGCCACCGCTTCTCATGGTTCGCTCGGGCTTCCGCAAACTCCAGCGCAAACGCATGGTATCTTGGGTCGCCTTCGTTGCCAGCCTTTATCCACTTGTAGAGCGTGTTCACTGGGATGCGGACACGGTTGGCAATCTGAGTGATCGATGGGGTGTCCAGCGCTTCGGCGCAGATGCGCTTGGCCAGCATTGGGGAGAACTCCGAGCGTGCGTGTGGCGTCGCTTCGTCCTTTGGCCTCCAGTCCCCGCCGCGGCTACTCAGTTTCACGTTACTGTGCGCCCTTCACTTCGACAAAGAAATTAACAGGCGTTGTAAGGGGATTGACTG